AAACCAGCGGCTTATCATAAACTGGCAATAATTGTTTCGAAGTCACTTCAGTGCATGGGTACAAACGAGTGCCCATTCCACCTGATAAAATTATACCCTTTCTCATAGATACCACTCCACAGTTTTTCTCAAACCATCAAATATATTTGTTTTTGCTTCCCATCCAAGTTCATTTTTAAGTTTACTTGAATTCATCGAATAACGCAAATCATGACCCTTTCGGTCAACTACAAAATTAATCCAGTTCTTATGTGTTTCTGGTGGCTTGCCCATGATATCCAAAATCATAGATACCATGCTTAGATTGTCACACTCAAATCCACCACCAATGTTGTACCGCTCACCACGCTTAAAGTTTTCGCCAATAGTTAAAAGTGCATCGCAATGGTCTTCAACAAATAACCAGTCACGAATATTAGAACCATTACCGTAAACAGGAATAGGTGTGTTGTTTTTGATATGTTGAATGATTGTTGGAATAAACTTTTCTTTGTGCTGACGAGGACCATAGTTATTCGAACAGTTAGTTACAACTGCTTCTAGGTTATGCGTGTTTACATACGAGCGAACTAGGTGGTCGCTGGCTGCTTTAGTTGCAGAGTATGGATTGCGGGGATCGTATGGTGTTGTTTCGCTGAACGAAGGATCATCTGGACCAAGACTTCCATAAACTTCATCAGTAGAAACATGGACTAACTTGCCGCCATACTTCTTGATGCACTTTAGAATGTTATGGGTACCGTTAATATTGGTGCTAAGAAAGTCATCGTCACCACGGATAGAATTATCAACATGAGACTCAGCCGCAAAATGAAAGGTTATCTCAGGAGTGAAAGTTGCATACATCTCCTTGAGTTTGTCCATGTCGCAGATGTCGACATTTTTGATAGTCAGTCTCCAATCGGAGATAACATCCTTGATGTTATTGATGTTTGCTGAATAAGAAAAATTATCCAGCACAATAATCTCGTCTGAAGGATATCGCTTCAGATGAGATATAACAAAGTTAGAACCAATAAACCCCAATCCACCAGTTATAAATGTAGTCATAAAGCCTCAATTATATTTGAACACCCATTCTATCAGCAGCACGAGTATATCCATTTTTAGTTCTTAAAAATGCTTTTTTACCTTGTTTCATTTTTTTGATATCATCTGAAATGATAACATCCCAATAACCAATTCCAGATGTTGTGATATCAAATTTTACATACACAACAGCATTTCTAATTGCATCGGCAAACATACTATTAATATCTAGTTGACCAGAAACGCTTGCATCCTTTATATATTTCTCACACTCATACATTACTTCATTTAGGGTAGGATTTTTTTTAGATTTAAGATAATCGTTTTTATTGACGAAACCAGCCACCGATGATAATTTAAAATTTTGTTCAGTGAGGCTTTTAGATTCTGTAATTAAATTTGGTACCATGTACGATACTGCTTTGATTGGACCGATCAATACACTATTTTCCGAAAGGACTTTTAAAACATTGTATTCTTTAGTATTTTTCCATTTCTTTAGTTTTAAAGGATCTTTTGCAATTAAATCTAGAATGTCTCCTGGTTTCACAACATTAGTTGTTTCGCCAGATTTTGCTGAAATGATATATGTTTTAGTTCCCTCGATAATTGAATAATCCATCAGTGGCTCATTTGGGCGCAGAGGAACTAATATTTGCATATTTTGCGTTACACTTATACCTTTTGGTGTGAGTAACTTTTTGTAAAATATTGCTAGTGGACCAATCACTTCACCGAAATCTTTCTTTATATCATTTAGCGGAAGATCAGATTCAACCTTACTGTATATTTGGGCTAACTTTATATCTGGAATTTTTTTACAAGAATGATCTAATAGAGCATCTAGATATACTTTTAAATTTGAAGATATATCTTTTCTTTCAGAAATGGCGCCCTTGATGAGTTTGTAATATCCATTAACTGAATATTTTATATCATCTTTTACACCAAATGCTTGTGGTTTCAAACTTACAGCACCAGAAGATTTGACACCAGGTTTTGCAATATTGTCAAAAGGAACTCTGACCATCATAAACTTGCCTTTGACTTTAACCTGAATTAAAGCCTTACTGTCATATGAAGTAGCCTTTTGATAAACTACTTCTGTTCCAGTTAGGATTTTAAAGTTTAATTTTGCCAGGGTCAATGAGTTATAAGCGTCAGAATCTTTTTTTATTCTGGTTTCAATATTTCCTTTTCCGCGAAAATATTTTTGCCATGCCGCCTGACCACTAGATGCCATTTTTATAAACCTTCTTTAAAAACTTTTTCCAGACTTTAGGATCTTGATCCCGAAAGTTTTTGCGATACATAAAGATGGCTTCAGAATTTCTCCAGCCAATCGTATGCGCTTTTCGTAATTTATTTAGCGCAACATTATCGAACTTTGTTTCGAATGCATAAGCATCTATTTCATCAGTCGAACCCAGATACATCATCTGATAATCGCGTTCTACATCTTCTACTTTATATGGTGCAGGTGTAATTTTATACTTTCTCTTGATGTTTTGCTGTCGATGACGCAGCTCATGAAAAAGCACTTTGGTGACATTGACTGACAAATTTTTAGCACCCTTTGGTGTCATGGTCACTGACAGTTTATCAGATGGAAGGCTAAGATAGATGTAAATGCAGTCGGGGATACCCATAAAACGAGACTGGTATAAACCAGAAACAAGTATTGGATAATCTGCATAATACTTTTCATCGTATCGACTGGAAGCAAATACAACTTTATCCTTCTCAAAAAGTTTGTTGAGTTTACGAATCAGAGGTGCAATTCTTTTTTCGCCAACCCAATTATCAATTAAGTCAGCAATCTGCTTTTGGCGTTTATGCACATCCTTCATAATTCTCATACTTTTAGATTCTTAAACTTATCTGTGCTTCGACCACGATCAAAGGCTGGCTTTGAGTTGTTTTCCTGCATCACTGAATCTTGGGCTTTCTGTTCAAGATCGTACAACTTCATCTTGGCTCTGTCAACTCCAATCGTAAATCGTTTATGGAGGTTGGGATCGTTATAACGATTTTTAAGTTGCTTGACGAGTAACTGATTAAGTTGCTGCAACTCTTCAGTGCTAACAAGAGCAAACATAAAGTCAGCAGTCGCAGGTAGACCGAACGATTCAGAAGTATCTTCGAGTCCAGGATCCGAGTTACTGAACCCTGAACGAGTTGTTTGAGTTGCAGAAACAATCGGGACATTATTCTCCACCGCAAGACCGCGCAGTTCTTCGGCGATAGCCTTGATGTAAGTATAACTGTTTACATTCGCACCCGCCTTAATTCTAGACGATGCGCAAATATTTAGGTAGTCAATGAAGATTATATCTGGGCGGAAGTTCTTCTTCAGTGCAAGATCGTTAATCAATGCGCGGAAGTGAGCAGGATTCGCAGACGCAGTTGGATATTCTTTAATAATTAACTTGCCTTTGACAGAACCCCTGAGTTTACCCATTCGCTTCTCATACATGTCTTTCGGCATGTTCATGAGATCGTCAAGAGAAACATTGAGGAGATTAGCGTCGATTCTTTCAGCAATCTTCTCCTCAGCCATTTCTAGAGTAATGTATAGAACATTGTAGTTCTGCGTCAGGCAACCAGCAGCCACATGACACATAAACAGAGACTTGCCGACACCAGTACCTGCAAGAGCAATGTTAAGGGTCTTTTGTGGTAATCCACCTTTAGTGATTTTGTTGAAATATTCAAGATCGAAGGGGATTCTTTTTTCGACGCGATGATAAAAATCGTAGCGATCAGCGTAACTATCCAAAAAATCATGACCAATGTGAGGATCGAAACTAACCCCCAGAGCATCAGACAAAAGAGTAGGAATGCTTCCTTTGCCCCGTGCTTGATCTTTGCCATCCAGGATCTGAATACTGTCCATGATAGCATTATAGATTGCCTTTTCTTGGCAAAACTTTTCTGTAGTGTCAAGAAGCCACTCGAGTTTTTGCTCTGACTTGTCATTCGAGATTTCCTTTAGGAGTTCGAGTGACTTATTTAACTCAATCTCAGTAAGTTTGGTTGATTCTTTTAGACTAATCTCCAGTGCTGCTTTCGGTGGTAGACTGTTGTACTTCAGAATGAAGTCTTTTATTTCTTCGAATACCTTTCTTTCGTGGCTTTCGGTCAGGTACTCTTTCTTCAGAAACGGCAGCGTCTTCCTCATGAAGGACTCGTTCTGCATCAGATTCGACAAGATCAATGTTTCCGTTTTCATCTTTTACCCTTGCGGCGTGTTCTACCGAATCAGTAATTATATTACGAAATATAGCAGAAGTAAAGTCCTTAAACTTATTAGATTCTACATTACAAAGATTGGGATTAGCGATAATTGAAATATTGTATGACATTGCATTATCACTGGACATATGGATATCAGTAATCTCAAATATGACACCAGGATATTTCTTGATTATCTTAATAGCAATAGCATCTTTGTTTGAAAGATCTAGAAAAAGATCGTAGTCTCTACCAAACTTTAAGAACTTTCTTGCTTTCCAAAATTGGAATTTCGCAATTAAATCTTCAAACATCTTCTTCCTCAACAGTCACAGCAGAACCAAAGGAATAGTTTTCACGTACCCAATCCTTAAACGAATCATTTTCAAGTATCGTGTCCCAGAAGTCAGAGGATTCCGTGTCAGCAAATCGCCACTTCTTATTCTCAACTTCACCAGTGGTGGTGTTTACGCGAGCATACCAACCATTTGATGGCTTGATGACATGACCAGATTCAAGTGCCATATCCATGAGCCCAGAAAACCTGCTAACACCACCATCAAAACGGACAGAAACAGGGATTTTTGCCTTTTCGCGAACATAACGAGACTTTTCTACATTGATGATATAAGAATATCCTACAAGGTCAGCGCCTTCCTTTTCCTGCTGACGACCTAGGATATAGATATTGTCGGCAGAGTAATAAGAACCTGTACCACCGCCGACGATTGCCTTCGGGAACATACCAATTTCCATATAGGTGTGATTGACCACAACCATCGGGATATCCTTTAGCGTAAGGTGCGGTGTGACCATACGGAACAAAGACTTAATCTGCTTGGCGCGAGTCATGTCACCAACAGACTTTTGCTCAAGAGCATCTTCAACTTCTTTCTTCGAAGCAAGATTACCAATCGAGTCAATTAGAATCATCACACGATCGCCACGCTCAATGTTAGTCAGCTGATTCATGATGTCAAACTTCAACTGCTCGACATCAGTGATTGGCGTATGGATAACACGCTCCTTATCAATACCGAAGTTCTGGAAATATGATTGCGGAGTACCGAACTCAGAATCGTAGAAAAGAACAATAGCATCAGGGTACTTGTCCTGGTAGGCTTTCGCCATAATCAAACTGAACGCAGTCTTGAAGTGCTTGCTCGGACCAGCCCACATTGTGAGACCAGGAGTAAAGCCACCATCAAGAGAACCAGAAAGCGCAATATTTACTGCGGGGATGCTTGTCTGCACCATATCCTTTTCTTCAAAAAAGATTGAACGAGAAAGGATAGAAGTATCTTTAATTGTTGAATTTTTCTTGAGTTTATCTAACAGGCTCATGTGTAGTCTCCTTGTAAACGATATATGTATTATATACTATTTTATGCGAAAAAGCAATCTAGCGATTCAACCTTTTCAGATTTCCAATTAATGGAAGAAAGAATAA